TGTGACAGTAATTAAACTGTCACAGGTCTGAATCTTTCGGCATAGTATCCGATGTTAACATAGTCACGTTTGAGAGTGCATATCTGCATAATACCTGCCAATACCTGTATATGGTCTGTGGTGTACGCATCTGTATTACCCCACTCTGAAACGGGGATTTCATTTCCAATATCAAATGCAACATCACGTGAATCGGAATCATTCTCAAATGCGGGCATACTCATAAGGGTGCCATCTTCTGAGATGTAGAATCCCATTCCGAAGACGACTGAGTAATGAATTTCTGGTTTTGGCATAATGTGGGAAAATGTTTGCTTATGTTCTTATTATAATGGGTAGTCTGTGAGATGACCACTCATAGTGTGACAGTTTAATAACTGTCTTTAGTTTCTGTATAATGATAAAATAAATGATAATATGTATCATTCATTAAGCCGAATTCAAAAGAGGTGTTCGCATGTTGTTCGGTGACACCTTCATAGCATTTAAGGATTTCTTCGTAGTTCATAGGAAAAAAATGATTAGAATAACAACAAGTAATTTTATCATGTATTACAACTCTTCCATCATTTCATTCATTTCAGTTAAGTCCGCATCTGTCCACTTTACACCGTCGGGTGTTTTGTCAGATCCGATCTCATTCATAAAATCCATAAACTGGGTGTAGTCACGACAGTTACGGGCAAAGTTGTAGAAACCTTCGTCACCTCCTATCCAGAGTGCCGCGTTCCATGTTTCATAGTCTACCCAACCGTTGTAAGTTTTGTCTGTTTCAGTAGTAAGAGTCATTTGGGAAAGGGATTAATTTGCTTATGTACTTATTATAGGGGAAATGGGGGTATGTGTAACCCCCCTAATTATTAAGACTTTCTTAAGATGCGTTGATTTGCGGGTCGGAACCCGTCAATGCCTAATTCTGCCAATAGGCAACGATCATACAACGAATTACAGATTTCTGTTAATTTTTCGTCGGATGCTCCTTGCGTGGGGTCGTATGTGATCCAACCCATATCCACGCAGTCAAGATCAGCAATTTCAACTGAGTCATCAAACTTGTTGTAACGTGCGATTAATTTGTAATCACCCTTGAGATACATCGGTTGCTTATTCATAGTTATTCTACCCTTGCACCGCATACGGCATCTACCATATTATCAAACGTCTGAACATCCCAGTCTTTGAGATCTGCGACATCCAGTGAGTATGCTTCTAAAACTAGATCCTGTAGATATTCTAATTGTTGGTCTGTGACCTTAATAACATTCATTTGGGAAAGGGAATTAATTTGTATACTCTAATTATAATGCCCCAAACCTACGAATGGGGCATATGTGTGCCAGTTTGTTAACTGTCCTATAGGTATCCTGCAATTTCGCAACCTGGTTCATCATAGAACCATGAGATGCTCACGTTCGGGAACATTTCACGTAAACGAACACAAACTCCTTCGGGTGGTGACCATGCAGTATTGAAGTTTGCTTGGAAAGATTCCAATTCATCTTTCCATGTTTCCTCTTCAATTTGAACGGATTGATTAACGTCCCACTTGGTGTCCCAGTTTTGTAACCTCCAGTCATACCATCTGGTATCCTGACTGCCGTCAGCAAATTCTGTGACAGTTGTGACTACCTTTCCGTTCGGTGATTTCATTTCTCTCTTCTTTGGTAACTCCCCATTGTGTGGGATTTCCATCCAATTTGGTTCGGGGATGATTTGACCAAATACGGATTCTTTGTTTCTGAAAATGTCTAACACTTTCTGTAAGTCTGTTTTGTTTTCTGAGTAAACATCAACTCTGTTTCTGCACCAATTTGGCATAAGGGATAGGGAAAATTTCTTATGTATCTAATATAACCGATCTGGGCACGTATGTCAACGACTATGTGCCAGTAAAATAAGTGGCACAAGCTGACTTGATTCCAGCTGGATTTCAATTATAATAAGAATAGGTCTGGGGTAGGACTGATTTTAAACCTTCGACACTCCTCCCGCGCAATTTTATTACAAGTCAGCTGACGATGTGCCAGTTGACGAGGTGGCACACAAGACGTTGCCAAGGTGCCCCGCATCATGTAGAGTATAAAATGATACAAAAAAAAACCCTTGGATTTCCCACGTCCAAAGGTTAGCAATTCGCGTCTGTAACTAGTCTCTGGTTCTACCTCCCTCCAAAGTGGAACCTGATGCAGTCTGATTTTTGAGTCTGCAAGTCTCTCACCATACCGTCATGCATAATGCAGATACGCAAGTTCTTGAAAGTCATGTGTATCTCGTGCACGATCATCATCTTCGTCGAGATCATCATATGTGTATGATGCATAATCCTCGTCGAGATTGAATGAATGATCGTATGTATAGTCGAGACTCAAATCGTCGTACATGTGGATCTAGTCGAGATGTGAATTGTATACTGTTATTATAATGTATTCTCGTCGAGATGTCAAGTATAATGCTTAAAATCTAGTCGAGATTCATATATTGTAACATTGTATTTATAAGATCTCGTCGAGTTTGTTACAATTTGTGAATTTTCCCCCGTCTTGTATCTTGACAGAGTGCGATTCTTATGCTATGCTCGCAAAGGTCACAAGTCTCTGAGACATTAAAATCTACATTGATTGACCATAGAATACATACAGATTCCATACAGATTACCAGAACGATATAATTAACACTTTTATATTTAAAAATACCTTTTTTAATTAAATTTAACCTATTTCTGTATCATACCGATACAAAACGTATGCGTAGATATGATATACTACATCTATCCTGATTCCATAGTGAATCTATCAAATTAAAGTTAAAAGATGAGTGTGTCATCCCATCTTCATATACCAGTTCATAGATTGGGGTCATACTTCCAAATAATGTAAACAACCAATATGAATAGTATGGTCAGTAGTGCAAAAAATGTTATCATAGTATGGTACAATTATTGGATGTCAAGGGGTCGATGCTGCTGTGACTTATATGCTCCATAACTTACAGTATCGGGGTCGGTATCATCCTGTTTACTGACCCTTCTTCGAATATACTCTACTTCGTGCCAACAATGCTCTGGGCATATTAAACATATATGGATTCTCTTATGAAAGAATTTCGACAGATCACATTGTGGTCTAGGTTTAGTTCCGATCTCAATCGACATATACCTTGATGTTGGAACCCATCCTTCCTTGACCCTTTTCTGATTATCGTGGGGGGTGCATACGAAATACACCCACCCTTCGTGTATGTGTCCAAGTTCGGTAGTCCATCTTACGTAGTCATTCTCCCTTGGCTGATACATCAGGACACTCTCACGATTTTAAGACGATTGGGGTTATAACCATCAAAGACTAAACTTTGAAAGAGTTGTTGACAGTCCTCCTTATTCATAGAGGGTGTTTTTTCATTATAGTCTGTCCATCCGATTGTTGACAGTTCTTGGATTCTGTATTGTGGTTCCATAGTTAATTAAGTGACAAATGCTTCAATAATGCCTGACTCATACTCTTCGTATAAAGGAAGTTTCTGTGCCTTGACAATGTTCGGCATGATACGATCTATATATTTCTCATTGAATGAGTCTTCTGCTGACAATAGGTCAAAAACCTCCGAATCCGTCTCGGCAATTACATTGATAATTCCACCATATTCGGATTGCGGAAACGGAACCCAATAATCAACTATATAAAGATTTTTCATGAATTGATTGTTTTTCTCCTTGCGTGTATTATAATGGATCTGTGAGCGTTTGTCAAGACTTTTGTTCATCTGACAGTAGTGAGAGTGAGATCTCATAATCCTGATTATCCATGATTGCACCTGAGTCAATTACTCTTCCTGCGATCTTCCATAATGTATGGATGTCTTCATCTGTGAGGAACTCATTAAGATTGATTCTCATTTTACCACTCCATTGTTGGTTGTTTGGACTGTGCCTTTTCGACCTTTCTCTGATAGAGTGATTGTTCGTCTTGAATCTTATCAAAGGCACTTTCGATCTCTACTGGTAGATCATCTAACATATCCATATCTCTGAGTAGATCATAGAGTCTGATCATCTGATATGCTTCGTTGTTTGTAAATTCAATTCTCATTAGTTGTTCACCCAATCGTTTGCGTGTCTCTCATCCATGAACTCCTGATAGATTTCATATGAACCAACTGTATCGGTCACATAGTCCTCCAAGACTTCATAGGCAAATTCGTCATACTCTTCTACGTGTGCCTTGAGTTGATCCTGTTTCAAGAGTGCAACGTCGGCAAGTGCCTTGTGTGTTGCATACTCAAAGAGTTCATCACTTGACATATCTGTGAGCATCAGTTGGACATACTCTCTCTTGAGATCTGCAAGTTGTTGTGGTGTGAGTGCTGTAGTGTTCATTAGAATACTCCTGATAGTGTAAGTTGCTGTAGTGGTAGTTCCTGTTCCTTGATTTCGACGGTCTCATAGTCAATCTCTTCCCAATCCTCTAACTCCATATCATCCCAGTCTTCCACTTTGCCTTTCGCTTCATCCATACTTTCTGCCAAAACAGTATAGTATTTCATAGTTGTGCATTTTTGAGTCACATAGAACTCATGTAATTGTGATGTCATTAGTTTAACCTCCAGTTGATTGCAAGGTAGTCAGGGTCAACGTGTAGTCTGTGGAACTCTTCTTCGGATGCAGTCTCAAATACAAACTCTTCTGCAAAGTACTCGGCACTTACACCAAGTTCCTCTGCACCACGTAGAAAGAAACCGATCTGTTCATCATTCATATTGCACTTGTCAATGCAGAACTCAATGTCTTTAATGAGTTGGTCTTCTTTTGATCTCATAATGTTTGGGGGGATCTTTGTTATGTACTTATTATAATCCATATCCACATCAATGGAAGTGGGCGTGTGCCACTTTGTTAAGTGACCCACCCCTTCTGCATATTAAAATTAAAGTAACTAAAATACCTTCTGTCCACCAACTTAAATGAACCATAGTCACTATGGAATACATAACCTTCACCATCGCACTCTTCACCTTCAATCAATGTAAGTGCCACTTCATTGCTCTGACAGGATGCCAACAGTTCTTCCTTGATCTCCATAACCAGATTGTAGAATCCAATCAAAGACAGATTATAGTCTCCGAAGTCATTGGAATCAATCTTCCTACCTTCTCTGATATAATCATTCAATTCTCTCTGAAGCATCATCGCCTCCTTCTGATCAACAAACTGAACCAGTTGTGCCATCTGCAACGCAAAGTCAACTCTGTCCTTCAGATGTTGATTAATACCCATTACTGCTTCGGGTTGATAGAAGAACACCTTATCATTACTCTGCAACTGACGTAGTAATGGTACTGATGTCATATCACGTAGAGGGTTGTAACTTCTCTCTGTAACCGCATAGTCAATGTGATATGAAGTATGTGGTGCAATAATGATAGTTTGAACCACATTCTCTGGAAACACATAGGTTACTGTGTTCGGTTGGAATACATTGTCACCACCAAATCCAAGAAAATCACCCTGATAGATGCGATTGGTCTTCGGTAGATTTGATAGACAGGCATGTAGGACAATGGCAACATAACCCTTATGGTTCTTATCAATGTCAGTATGAGTATAATTGACCTTGATTAACTTCTTATTGAAGACTGACTTTGTGCCAACAAAGAACCGACCAGTATCAGGGTGAGTTCCCCATACGATTGCTGGCGAACCATCTATCTTGACTGATACGTGACCATGTGGTGCGACTGCATAGGACTTGACTGCATTAAGGAAGTCAAGGTTACCAGTTAGAACTGTGTCCTCTGGGTGCTGTATGTGAGTGTTGAGCATTAGTATTTTCCTCCTGTATTGTTGATGTCAATAAAGATGTTGGATGGTTCACGATCTTCAATCGGTTTCTTGAAACTGCAATTCGCAAAGTCTTTGATGTCTTCGACCACTTCATCAAAATGATCTTCCCAGTAGTTTTGTGCCTGATCTAAGAACTGGACTTCAGATAGATCATTGACTGCATTTTCCATGTCTTCCTTGACATACTGAAGAAGATCCTCTAAGGTCATATTGTCAACAATACGATCAACATAGTGATACTTAAGTTCCTGTAGTTCTTCTTGTGTAAGATTGATTTTGGTCATGGGTGGGAAACCTTTGTGTTACTTTAATTATAGCAAATCCAAGTCCTTACCGACTCGCTCTTGTGACACTTTGTCATCTGACTGAATTTGCTCTCTGCATACGCAAACGTCAAGTAGAGGTTTAAGTTTGTCATAAACCTCTCCGACTTTCTCCTCTGTGTTCCTTGACTTCCATAGTTGTCCGACTACAGTTTCAAGTTCTTCTTTTGATAGATTGATTAGCATTTTATCTCATGTAAAGGTAACCACCTGCCCATCCCACAAAGTTAGGGTTGAGTAGATTTTTAAAGTCAGTTGGATCGCAAAATGAGAATCTTACGTGCTTTGTATGTGGTGCTGACCAAGATGCGGGTTTGTAAACATTTCCTAATACATCCTTTGCTTTTCCTACAAATGAGTGTACACTACTTGAAACATACTCACCATTACGAAACTCCTTCTGTACTATTTTATAGTATTTTTTACCTTCTGTAAAGTCAAACTTCATTAAGTTTGCTGTACCATTCTGAATGGCATTAAGTTGATCTGCTGCATAGGTGTTCTCAGGATCTTCTTCTACCATACGCTCATAACTATGGATGCTATCTCTTTTGTAGTTCTCTGTAATTGCATCACAATAGTCTTTTACATACTCAAGTAAGAATGTCTGATTTGCCTTGTCTGTTGTCAATGTCATGGTTGGGAACTCCTTTGTTTGATATACTTATTATAATCCCTAACAAGTCAAATGCTAGGGATGATGTGCCACTAATTAAACTGTCTCTTCGTCATAGACCTCCACACCAAATTGATTTACAATGACATCCTCGACTTCATCTAATGCTTGATTAGATAATCTCTTTACCAACTCTTCGATTAGAATTGGTGCTACATCAGGATCATCTTTAATGATTGATGCAATTTCATAGACAAGAGTGTTTTCTCTCTGTATCCATTTGTTCATAAGTTCACTTGCTTTTGTCATTTTACTGTCCTTGACTATCTGAAATGGTTACTTGTGATGCAAATTGGTCAACTAATTTGTGTAGTTGGTCAATCTCAAACTGGTCAACATCATCACCCTTTGCACCAACATAGTA